TCGCTTCATCCAAGCCCCTGTTCCAAAAATAGCTCCCTTGATAAACTCAACAGTCCGTCCTCCTGATCCAAGAGTAGTTCAGGCAGTAGAAGAGGCAGACATGCGAACTTTGCGGAATTTTGGAATTAATGAAAATGTCCAGTGGTTTCGTCGAAATGATTTGAATGGATTCCACACATTTGTTCCTCAAGCAAAAGGATTTGACTCCACTGCCTTACCGTCATTAAAAGCTTTGTGTGCTCGAGTTCTTTCAGGATACCAAGCGGCGTTTGGGCAGACGAATGGTCGACCTCATGTCGTTTCAGCATTGGATAACATTGATGGTCCGAAAGCGGTAGAAATAATGGCAGCTCATGCAGGACCAACAGACAAATCAACAGAAGCACTTAGTAGAGCCTTGGATCGAGTTCCTCAAGCATTGGATAAAATGTATCACGCAATGGGAGTTACAGATAAGTTAGGTACTATCGATCCCGTCATCTCTCTCACTCGTTGTAATGGAATGTATTTGGGATCATCAGCCGGTCAGTTTCAAGAAAAGTTTGCAGTGGCCAAGATAGTAGGAGAATACAGTGATGCAGAGATGATAATTCAGGCGTCCCAAAAAAAAATTCATGCTGTTCATCCCACGTTAATGGCCGTAGCTGATTTTCTTTCAGGTTCTGCCCCAATAGATACTTTCTTTGTTACTAACTTTAAGAATGAATATTACCTTTCGACTGGAGACAAGCAGCAAGATCAAGCGACGTGGGATAAGTGGATAGCAAAAGCTCGTTCTTATGAGATAGCTAATTCATTCTTTATATGTCTAGAGAGGATTACCCAGTCGTTGAGAGTAATGATAGAGCGGGGATGGGTGATTTCTGTGGGAATGAAATGGAGTCACGGAGGGTGGGATCAATTGGCTAAAAGACTTGGAGTTATCTTTGGAAAGGAATGGAAAAAAATTTTTGGAGATGGGGACATAAAATCTTTGGATTTAAATATTCATTACATTTTTCTTCAGTTATGTTATACGATGTCGGGAGTTTTCTTCAAGAAAGACCACAAAGATTATGCAGAGATGATGCGTGTAATTCAATTCCTAGCCTCAACAATATCTGCTCGTTTAGTTCATTTTTTTGGGCGGTTGTGGGCACTGGTGGTAGGTAAAATGCCGTCAGGATGTTGGCTTACCTCTCATGGAAACTCTTGGATAGTGGCCTTATGGTTTTTCATCTTCTGTGTTATGGTAATAGAGAAGGCTCCTCAGCATATGAAAGAAAAACTGGAAGAAGATATGATAGAAAGGATAATTCACATCTTGGTGTATGGAGATGATTCGGCTACGTCGACAGATCGGAATAGTACTGCTTATTATATAAACATGGAACAATTTGAAAAATGGCTCAAAACATACTTAAAAGTGGAGATGAGAGATGTTCGTGCTGATGTCCCTTTGTTAGTTCATCCTTCTGGAGGTTTTCATTATGGACAGGGACTCGTTTATTTGAAACACTTTGGAGTGCGGAATCAAAATGACTCCAAGGATCAGCCCTACTATCTTCCTTACAGAGACGCCAGTGATTATATGGTTCGTTCCGTATGGGGAAGAGAGGCAAAAGATCGAGATGTATATGATTTTATGCTTTCATTATTAGGTCATTCATATGGTACATATGCTTCAAATTATTATGCCTACTTGTGGCTCCAGAGTGCGTTTATGGCGTCAGTAACGACAGTTCCGGTGAATACTTGGGAAACGACTTTGGCGACTGTATTTAGTAGGGCTCATACGAATATAGATTTTGTCAAGAAAATGAGGCAGACCGGAATTTTGATGGCAGATATATTGAAAGGATTTCCCACTTGGGATTGCTTAGTTTCGAAAAATGTCTATGACCCAGTTTATCATGCAATGTTTCGTGGTGACACACTCGATGATGAGGAGTTAGTTAGTTAATAGTTAATGCTCTATGTAAAAGCAGGTAAAGTAAAAGTGTTAAAAGTAAAGTAAAGTAA